CCCCTCTCGGGGTCTCTTTCTGGCCGGTCCCTTTCGGGGGCCATTTTCTAACTCTTATGGAGTACGATATGGTCTTCGAAAGACACGAGTATCGCTCAGCTATCAAGCTCTTGCTCGACGCACTTCTGATGGTGCACGAGTGGGAGATTGAGTCAGAAGGTGTTCACTGCTCTCCGAGCGTGGACGTTCTTCTGGCCAACACCCTTCTTGGGGTGCGGCCAAGCGACTCGGGTGCCTGGGCCCGCGAGACCGTTCGGTCCCGCGAAACTCTGGCGAGCGTTCGCAGTTGGCTGATCGATCTCGGGGTTTCCCCCGAGTCCTTCAGCGCCTTCCATGACCTCGGTTCGGGTGATGCTCCGGCTGTGAAGCCTTTTGCACCGCCTCCGCGCGCCTCTTGCAGGCGTTGCGCTGAGTTCAGCGCCCTTCTCCCGAAGGACGCGTCCGATGAAGATCGGCGGAAGGTTGACGAGTTTCTGGGCACTCTGCCCCACTCGCCTGACTGCAACGCGGCTCCCACTTCGTCCTATCGCGTGGTCGCTTCGGGCTCTTGCCCGTTTAAGCTTCCTCGCGACGCTATCGAGACGACCCCTGAAAGGGGTTCCTCGTGACGACGGGATCCTGGTCGCGTGGCGATGCCGCGCTTCCTACGGTCCCAGGTGGGTTCTATTGGACGAAATCCTGGTCAGGTGGGGATAGGATCCCCAAACCCAAGCCTACGTCTTCCGTTTCCGAAGTTTGCACAAAAGTGCGGACTCCCGACCGCGTCTACAAGACGAAGTCGGGCCGGAAGAAGATCAAGCGAGGGAAAGAGAAGTTGCGTTGCCGCCTTGTGCGGATGCGCGACGTTCCTCTCACTGACCCGACGGGCAGTTGGCGGCCTCCGAAAAGGGCCTATGATGTGCCTCATTCATACTCGATGTCGAGCGTTACGCTCGCGAGTATGCGATGACGTACAAACATCTGACATGTCCGTCCCCACTGGGATGCTCTCCCAGCGCAAGTACGACACCGGGCGTTCTCTTCCGAGACCTCGGGTACCCAAGCTGGATTGCATCTAACCTCATCACAGCCAACGATCAGATCAAACTGATTGGGAAGCTGCGCGAGAAGATCAATGGCTCAGACTTCAATCTGGCCATCTTTCTCGCGGAGGCCCTTGAGTCGTGCGACACGATATCGAGCGCTGCCAAGCGATTGGCGCGCGCTTTTAAGTTCGCACATCAGGGTCGGTGGGTCCAGGCAGCTCGCACTCTTGCGGATGGCCCTGTGCCACCTCGCATTCGGCGCGCCAAAGAAAGCGATCCTATCTCGGGCCACTGGCTCGAGCTTCAATATGGATGGCTGCCTCTGCTTCAAGACGTCAAGGCGGCTGCTGAGCTTTTGGCTCATCAGCTGAACGTACCTTTTCGAAAAAGGTACCACGTCCAGAAGCGTCTCGAGCTCACTTCGGAGAGTTCTACTCTGCGTAGTATGGGGACTACATGTTGCCCGATTACGTCCACTACGGTCCGAGCTACGAGGGCGTCTACCAAGACGCAGCTCTATGCCATCACGGCCTATGTGACCGAAGCACCGACGATTCCTCAGCTTCTTGGGCTGACGAATCCAGCGAGCGTGCTATGGGAGAAACTCCCGTACTCGTTCGTTGCCGACTGGTTCCTACCGGTCGGCCAGTGGCTCGATGCCCGCGGATTTGCGTCAGATCTTGTCGGGACCTTCGTGGTGTCCGACCTGCGCAAGGGCATCCGGCATGTTCCGGATATATCCGCTTATAGCGCCACGATCAATCCGGGTCAAGGTAACCCGATTCCGTGGACCGATCTGTCTTTCACGAGGACAGTCTCGGCTTCGCTATCTCAGTTCGTGCCCATGCCAGAGTTCAAACCGCTAAACCAGGCTCTCACCTGGAAACACGCGGCCAACGCTGTGGCTCTACTGGTCCAGAGATTCGGGTCCTCCGGGACCCGCAAGCTCTTTAAGGACTAACCCCCCACCCCGTTGCTAAGTCTTAGCACGGTAACTGTGAAAAGGTCAGAAGGACAATGTCCCAACTGGCAAACATCACCGCATTCGACGGTGCAGGCACCCCGGTTTCGCACACCCTCGTGGGCGAGCAAATCGAGAAGCTGTCTGATGGCACGATTCTGGCGCGCTGGAAGGAATCCCTCACCGGGGTTCCCGACTACGCCCAGGTCCGTGTCTCGATGTCCAAGCGGAAGCTTCCCTCAGGGATCTTCCGAACCTCCATCCGGTGCGAAGTGCCGGTGATGGAGGCCGTGGCCGGCAACAACGCCGCCGGCTACACGGCGCCACCCAAAGTGGCGTACGTGAACACGGTTGACATCGTGGGGTACTTCCATGAGCGTTCGCTGATCGCCGAGCGCCGCCTTGTGCGGCAACTCGCGATCAACGTCGCCGGGAACATCTCCACCAGCGTGGCAGCCGCGACAACGGGCTTCGCGCCCGAACTCGTGGACCAACTGCTGACTCCCACCTGACCGCGTTGGTCTAGGTGGCCCTGCTTAGGCAGGTGTACTCCCTTGTTCTTACTCTTATGGAGCACATATGCGTAAACTTGCGCATTGGACTGAGGAGTACACGGAATCGGAGTCTCTCGATCTCCTCCGTGAACTCGCCCGCACCCACGCAGAGCTCTCCGGTCCATTTCGGGAGCGGCTTCTCGCCGCTATCCGAGATTCGGACTTTCGAGCTATTTGCGAAGTTGAGGTGGCGTATGACGCCCCCGGCCTCACGGCCGAAGAGGCGTACCACGCCAGGCAAGCTCGCAGCTTCTTCGAGAAGCTAGAGCCCCTCGACCTTGGCGTCAGTCGTGAGACTGTTGCCAGGTTGAAGTTCCTCGACTCCGAGCTGAAATGCAAGCAGGTGAATGAGCTTTTTCGTAGGCGCACTGTTGGGCATTCTTTTTCGCCCAAGCTGGAACGTGTTCTTCACACGGCCCGGCAGAAGATAAGTGCAATCCTCGGGAAAGTTCCGACGCTTGACCGACTTGAGTATCGGTTCGGCCCAGGTGCGACAACCGCCACGACGCGAAAAAACGCGTCACTCCGACATAAACTGTCGGATGGCGTACACTGTAGCGAAGAGCTCTACCCTTTGGCTTTATCGCTTTTAAGGGAGATGCCCGGGCTCTGTGAAGCCGCCGCAACTAGCATCAGATACGACTCCGAAGAGGAGCCGGATTTTGATGAATGGCCTGAAGACATCCGTGAGGATGTTCGTCAGGACTGGTTGCGTCGCCGGTATACGGCTGGCGTCACATCCTATGAAGTTCCGATCCATGTTGTGGACGGCTACCTTCATTTCGTCCCGAAGTCCTGGAAGACGTATCGGTCGATCGTTGTTGAGCCCGTGCTGAACGGACTCTACCAGCTTGCGCTGGGCGATCATATGACCAAACGTTTAGCTCAGGCTGGGGTGGACCTGCGTGATCAGTCTCTGAACCAGAGACGGGCCATGCAAGGTTCTTTACGAGGGGATTTAGCTACCCTCGACCTGAGTAGTGCGTCAGACTCGATTGCTATCGAGGTTGTCGCTGCTCTCCTTCCGCTTGACTGGTATCTCACCCTCGCGAGAGGGCGATCCGGTCACGTGGTCGACCGAGTCATCGGCCGCATCACACTGCAGAAGTTTTCCAGCATGGGAAACGGTTATACGTTCCCTTTAGAGAGCTTGATCTTCTATGCTCTCTGCCACGCAGCGCTGGTTGAAGACCGGCAAGGCGTGTCGAGCGACGAATGGGTCTCCGTGTACGGAGACGACATTATCGTGCCGACGGAAAATGTTGACTTCGTTGTTGAGGTGCTCACGCACTTTGGCTTCTCAGTCAACGGGAGTAAATCGTTCTCGTCAGGCCCCTTCCGGGAGTCCTGCGGAGCTGACTACTTTCGGGGATTCGATATCCGCCCTTACTACCAGAAGACCTGGGTAAGTGCGCGGACCCTGTTCTCCTTGCACAACTTCTACGTGCGGAGACACCGTTACGATCTGGCCGAACGGGTGAAGCAATTCATCCATCCGGCGCTTCAGATCTACGGGCCAGACGGTTACGGCGACGGCCACCTCCTCTCAGAGGATCAGGGCCTGAGGCGTAAACCGTCCCATCGGGATGATGGGTATGGCGGGTATGTGTTTGATACCTTTACTCTCAAGGGCCGCCGCGATTACTCGCCTAGGCTCCCAGGAGATAAAGTCCTCAACCAGTACGCGATTTACCGTCGCGCTGGCCAGCCGCTTCTACCTGACCCAACTACGAGGTCGGGAAAGCTCCTCTCGGAATCCCTCCTCAGGGGCTCCGTGTTTAGGGTGCTGGATGAGGTTACGCCGCTGCCGGAGTTCCAGTCGGAAGACGGGGACTTTCTGAAAGCGACGGACTTGCCCTCGCAAGGCGAGACCGAGAAGGCGTACAAACGCATTTCGATCTACACCTTTGGGGCGTAAGCCCCCACAGTAGCGTTTGCTACTGAGCGAAAGCTGGAGACCCCCAATTGGGGATATCACGAAGGAAGAGTGC